GATCCAGAATCTCAGCCATACAAGGTCGAGGTTGCCCGCTGGGGCGTTGCAAACGGTTTGACGCCTACCACGTCCATGATTCTTCCAAGGCTCGTAGAGGGCATTCACGGCTCGGCAAAAGGCAAAGTCTGGTTGCAAGACTTGGACACACGGATTGCGACAGCCAAGAACCCAGCGGCCTATCTTCGCAGTGCCATCAAAAAGGAGTTTGGAAGATTATGACCGTAGGAAGAGGAAGGGGCAAACAGCCCAAAGCAAACGACGAATGCAGCAACGAAGCCTTCGCACTCACATCAGACTCAGTGCGTGGCAGAGTGCTGGAGTACATCAAAAAGGCCAGATTGGTCACATGCGATCGGGCTGAACTGGATCTTGAGATGTCGCACCAATCATGCTCGGCAGCATTCAACTATCTGGTCAACAAGGGCTTGATTGAAAAGTCAGGCAAAGTCGGTGTCACCCGGTACGGACGCAAGGCGAACTTGTACCGTCCGGTCTATCGAGAGACGTTGTTTGAATTATGAGAAAGCCCAAATCACCATTACGACGCAAGTTGCTTGAGATGGACGCGCTATATAACCACTACTGCCCACGCAGGCCGATTGAACGCATGGAGGGTATGGCTCTAGTGCCACCATCCCGATTCCACGGCTTCAAGTGGCTAAAGCCTTACAAATTCTTTGGATCGTCCTGTGACTACTTCGGACTGACTCAGACGTGCAGGTATGTGGGCTTTTCTCGTGAAGATGGAGCGTTTGTGTATCGGATGTACAAGAAGCACTTTGGTGTTGATAGACGCTTAGAACTTTTAAAAATTGCTTGCACCCGGGTCTCAGACTTGTACAATAAGTGACCACCCTTACGCCGTCGTTGATCTGGCGACCAGCGGCGGCTTTCCTTTCTGTAGCGGCGTGTGGATGGACTACTCGCCAGCCTCATTCGTTCGCAAGTGCGGGTGAGGTTCTAGCCTCCGGGCGACAATCGTTTAGCATGGGCCGGACTTCTAGAATCCGGTGACGGCCGCAACTCCACGGGTAGGCTGCTGAAATGCCTATTTCAGAATCCTTCGGGATACCCTACAAAGCCATGCATCGCTGTAGCCATGGCGGTTCGTACACCGTTGAGCAGCACCGCTTCTGCACTGCATGTACGATGCAGAAGCATTGGCCTTCGGGCGACAACTTAGTTCCTTTGCTCCATGTATCCCGAACATGTGAGCCAGCAAGCCCGTGGTTCTCACTTCTGCGGGCTTGTCTGTTTGACGGTTCGGACACTTTGCCCGCGCGCGCGTGCGCGTATAACAGAAAGACACGGTGCTGCCGATATACAAACGTGGACACGGCACGAATTGCAGCAGTCTCTTGCAGCCACTCGCCATTCACCAGCCCTGTTGCTCACGCACGGCTGATGGAGTTGCTTGATGATGTCGGATCTACCCTGACGCACTTCGTCCACTGCGGCGACTTGCTCGAAGCAGCAGCAGCCAGTGTCCACGCAGACGAGCATGACCACACGCTTGCAGACGAGTTCGAGCATGCCAGCAACTTCCTGCGTTCGATCCGAGAAGCCTTGCCTGTGTCTTGCCGTCTGATCTGGATGAACGGCAACCATGATGACAACATCTTCAAGCGTGACCCGCGACGAATACCGAAGGCTCTGCGGGACATAATCGAGATAGGCCGCGACTCTCGGTGGCCAGAGTTCTCTCATTGGACGCAACACCCGTATGCAAAGAACCAACGTGGGCAGGTACAGATTGGGCAGGTGGTCTTGTTTCATGGCTTTGATGCCGGGCAGACTTCGGACGAACTGGAGGCGTTGCAGTTCAACAACATCACTGGCGGCCATTCTCACCGTCTATTCGTCCGTGGTCACACGCACCGACCCGTACCGCCTACACAATGCCACCGAACCCGCAAAGTACCTTTGCCTTACTGGTTCACGAACGTCGGTACTCTTGGGCCACTCACGCCGGACTGGGCAAGCCGCATGGATACCTCTGCTTGGGGCGCAGCGTGCCTTATCGCGGAAACAAAGACTGACAGGCCAAACCGGCTCTGTGCAAAAAATTGGGACGCGGAACTTATCCGCTTTTCGGAGATATAGACCGTGGCTACCCATCCAAGCGCTAAATTGCAAATGACCATTCTGAAAGTCTGCCGATACATGAGCGTGGAGTGGGATATGTCAATGCATGAAGTTCTTGGTGCGGTTGAGCAGGCCAAACTTACTTTGTGGAACGACTGGGACAACCTTAACCCGCCAGACCTTGATTCGTTGATTGAGTTTGATGCAGAAGAGGACGATGACGATGATGATGATTAATTGCTTGCTGTCACTGCTTGTTGCCCAAAGCGGGCCGCCTGCTGACCCCGATGCGGTCGCCATGTGGATTGATGACCTTGGACGCTTGACACCTTTTGGTCGCACGTTTGATGTCTATATTCAAACCGGGTTTGACCCTGACTTTTCTTATCCCAACGGTGATCCTCGCCGGCCATACATGATCGGCTGCACCCGTGGCAATGAGTCGCCATCACGATCATTCACTTGGATGATTGAAGGCGAGGTCTTCAAAAACCACAGACCTGATAGCGTGTACCCGTGGCTCGAAAACTGTCAAGAATGCATTGACTATTGGAGCCAAGACACCGGCATTGTTTGCCCCGGCGCCGGAGAGTATTGGGAGTGCATACAAGCCAACCCCTACCAGCGGTGGATGTATCTGGGCATGGACTTCACCCCGATCAACTGGACGTTTGAAGGACCTCCCGGATGCTGCCCAAGGACTGCCGATCTTGTTGATTTGGAGTACGCATGGTGTGACTCGTGGATTCTGCATGGTCCGTTAGGCAAGAAGTACGGCAACTTGCAGCAATACAAGTACCCGTTGGTGCAGCAGCAGCACAAGGACTTGATGACTCCAATCCCAACACTCGGCAGGATTATCAAGTATTGGGAGCCGTTTCCTGTAGGTGAGATTCCCGGTCAAGTGTGCTGTTCATCGCCATCACAGAACGACTACGGCGAACTGATCCGTTGGAACGCTGACGTTGATTGGATGAGCGAGAAGTGGCCGGGTTCATTTCATATCGCTCGGTTCACTGGTCCCGACAGGTTCGTCTCTTCTGGCGTTGTTCGCTTTGCTTGTGGCAATGACCACCCGTGCGAACCATCGCCATACCAAGTCGCGTATGATGCAAACAACTCGTGTCCGTCAGATCTAAACGAAGACGGCGTGGTTGGATTCCAAGACTTGCTGCAAGTGCTGGGTGATGTGGCTGGATACAGATACCACTACCAAACCAGCAACGGCTTTGACGCTATTGTCAAAGTCCTGTCAGAATGGGGAAGATGCCCATGAGTCGAGTTAGCCGGATTTGCCTAGGTTGCCGCAAGCACCTGCCATTGGCCGCGTTTCTTAGGGAGCGCAACGCTAAAGACGGTTGCGGTGCGTTCTGTCTCGGATGCATACGCAAGAGCGATAACAATTGGCAGACCAAGCCTGATCCGGTGTCAATGAGCAAAAAGCACTGGACTGAGATACAACGCACACAATGACCAACTCAAGACAAAAGGGGAAGCGTGGCGAACTCGAAGCAGCAAAGGCTTGGGAAGATGCAACCGGTCTGAGCGTAAGACGCACGGCACAGGTTGACGGCAAGTTGTCTTCTGACCTAACTGGCGTTGATGGCTTGCATCTGGAGGTCAAGCGGCGTGCGAGGATTGCGTCACTCGACTTCTTGCTTCAGGCTGAGACTGATGCAGCCGATGAACAACAAAGCCACGGCGGCGTGCCGTTGGTACTCATGCGTCAAGACAACGACCGCAACTGGGCCGTCATGGTTCGCTTGGATCGTCTATCTGATCTGGTATCCGTTCTCGCAGGGCAAGCATGCAACCAGAACTCATCCCCGAAATCATAACCCCCGCCAGCATCATCTTCGGCGTTGTCTTTGGAGCAGGCCGCGTCAAGGCTGCGATTGACGAACTTCGGCGTGCCGTAGATCGACTCGAAGCAGCGGTGCAACTGATCGAGACAAGGACGCACGAGGTCGAGCAGCGTGTTGCTCGCTTGGAGGGCAAGACGGAAGCATGAGGTACTTGCTGCCCATCTTGATGCTTGGTTGCCAGTCCACTCAGGGGGGTGGGCTGTCTTCCCCTTTTGCCAAGGCGATAGCGGAGTCACCAAGCACGGATGTGGCGCACGCTCTCGATCCGCTCAAGTTCAGCGGGACGATTCTTATACTGACGGGCGGCGGTCTGCTGTTCGTGACGAGAGGCAACCGGGGTTGGATTCCGGTAGCCTTGGGCATAGCACTCACAGTCGTGATGGCGGTTCTGGCAAAGGTTCTGGAATCGCAAATCTTCGTATTCACAATGATAGCCGGACTCTGCGTGACAGCAGGAATGGCGGCACTCAATTTCAAGGAGATCAGAACATGGATCAAGTTATTTCCTTCCTCGCCCTCTCGTCGGGGTACATCATCGCTTTCGCCGTCGGTGCATGGATCGGCAGACCGCTCCTTGAACTATTGAGCAACCGCATCTTGCGCAAGTGATATGCCCGACTGGACTCCCAAATATCTAGCGTCAAACCTCAAAGGGTTCTGGGTCAACGCCAGCAGTATCAGCGGCAGCAACGGTGATCCGATTGCATCTTTCGTGGATGACTTTGGGCAAGTCACTTTTGCAAACGCATCAGCATCGCAACAACCGCAGATTGAAACCAACTCGCTGAATGGGCTGAAGGGCATCAAGTGGGTGTTGGGCAGTGGCGATGACAACCTTGCTGGTACATGGTCAGACGGTGCAAACATTGGAACAGGTGACGTTTATATGATTGGCCTATGCTCCCACGATGGCTCTTTTGACAACAACCCAACCATGGCGGGCGTAAGTTTCCAAGATGGCCCTTCCCAAAGGTTCCAGATTCAAAGACAAGTTACGGACGATAAAATGCGTCTTTTTCAAACTGGAGCAGAAATAGATTCTGATTCAGCAATTGCCGATGATACGCCCGTGATTGTCGGAGCCGTTAGAACAAGCAGCACAAGCAGACTTTTTATCAACGCATCTGTGCAGGCTCAGACAACTTCAACCGCAGCAAATTTAACAAATTCCACGGTTAAACTAGGATCAGAGTCAGGACAGTTTGGTTCGTGGTCTGGCAGAATCTACGAGGTTGTCGTTGGACGCGGCACACTCGATGACAACCAAAGGCACAAGATAGAGGGTTATCTGGCACACCGCTATGCTTTGTCAGCCAATCTGCCAAGTGACCATCCTTATAAGTCAGCAGCACCGGTCATCCGGGTGCAGTTTGGAATCTCATCCGGTCTGATTGATGGAGGCTTAGTACAAGTATGAGCAACTTCGGTGACATCCAACAAGGCGAATCAGTAAACGCCTTCTTCTCAACTTCAGACCAAGCCGGTGCTGCTGCAACCATCACCAGCGGCTCTGTTACTATTTTCAAAGACGGCACAACGTCAAACTCAACATCTGGTGCGACTCTTACCGCTGATGTTAACTCGCTCACCGGCTTTCACCGGGTGACGATCACAACCAGCAGTGACGCATCGTTCTACTCGGTTGGCTCCACGTTCTCAGTGGTCGTGGCTGGCACGGTTGACTCACAATCAGTTAGGGCTGTGGTTGGCACATTCTCTGTCCAAGCACGTACAGGTGCGGGCGGCAGGGTGATCAGCCAGAACCTTGGACTGATCGAGCAAGCCGAAGCAACCACGGTGGCGATTGGCCCGTTGATTGATCCGACCAGCGGCGAGCCTGTGACATCTTTGACGCCGGGTGACATCACTGCACGCCTCATCAAGGGCGTGACCAGCAGTACCCTGACCTTGACGGCCAGTGGTGGCAGCAACGACTTTGTGCATGTCGCCAACGGTATCTTCTCACTTGAACTGACCAGTGCCAACACGAACCACATGGGCCAGTTCAATATCAGCCTTGTTGATGCGAACGTCTTTGTGCCGATCTTGGCTTCGGGTGTTGCGGTGCGAACCCAAGCGTATGAGTCACTTGTGCTTGATGATGACACGCTGAACGTGGATGTCACGCAGGTTGGCAACTCGAACGTCACATCATCTAGCGGGGTACTCGCAGTTAACGCTACGCAGATCAACAGTGATGCCTCTGCGGCTGCGGCTTTAGACGCTGCGATTGACAACAGCAACAACGTCGTGGCCGTGAATGTCACACGGATCGCCGACAGCACCACCAGTGCAAACAACCTGTCTGACTACACCGACGGCACCAGCAACCAGCCTGTTGATTCGGTCAAGATCAGCGGCGACAGTGCTGCGGCTGATCGGCTCGAAGCCATGATGGACGCATGCCCGATTGGCACGGTTGACAACACATCATTCACGCCGACAACTACGGCCTTTGAAACCAACATATCTGAGGCTACGGCTGACCACTTCAACGACCGCATCTGCTTGTTCGTCACTGGCAACCTTGCCGGGCAGCAGAAGTTGGTTACCGACTATGTTTTGAGCGGCGGGCGTGGCAAGTTCACGGTCAACGCTCTCACTGAGGCTCCGGCGAACGGTGACACGTTCATTCTTGTCTGATGGTTCTACCTGTACTCGACAACCGGAACAGCAACGCAGCCAGTCCCACGGTTGAGGCAGTCACGATTTGGCAAGGCACAACTACCTCTTACACGACTAGCAGCAACTGGAGCAACGGTGTACCAGTTGATGGTGGGATTGTGTACTACGCGACAAACAACCAAGACGTTGCAGACAGCAACCAGAAGGCTGTGAACCTGCGTGAGTTCCGAGTGGCTGACTCGTACGGTGGCACGCTTGGCGGCGGCTTATTGCAGATCAGTGCGACAACAATGGTGCTGGCGTCTAGTCGGTGCGTGATCGGTATACGCCCGTTCGTTGAAGATCTGCACATAGTCGCTATGCCGCGTGAGATGACGATTGCAGAGGGACGAGTCAACCGGCTGCACATCCACACCAACACCGGCGTGCTGACCATCAACCGTGGAACGATCAACAAACTAGTTGTCTCGCCCGGCTCAAGCCAAGTATCCATCAGTGCAAACGTCAGCACAGACAACCCACTGGCAAGTGCAGCAGGGCCGTTTGACGTACGGCTTGGACGCGGTAGCCGTGCGACCGCAGCAGCACCAATGAACTTTGTGAACGCTTCAGGCTCGTTCGAGTCGAGTGCGACTATTGCCAACGCCAGTGCCAACGGTCGTGTTGGTCAAATCGAATCGTCAGGCTCAGTCATAACCACGCTTACGCTAAACGGTGGCGAACTACTGCTGAAGGATTCAGACACCAACGCCACGCTGACCATCGGCAACGGTACGATCAACGGGGGTCGTATCAATGGCGTTGACAGCAACCGACGAATAACCAACACAAACCCGATGACCGTGCAAGGCGAAATCCAAGTGCAGTTGGTCAGCGGCCAAACGATCACACTGGCATGAGTTGTCCGAAGTGCGAGCAGCGAGCCAAAGACGAACGGCAAGCCCTGAGCCAGTGCGAGAAGCAGCAGCAGCAAGCCGCCAAAGTCAACCAACGCATGGCGATTGCCGTGGCTGTGCTGTCAACCCTGATCGGCAAGGAAGCCTTTGACCGATTCACGCAAGTCACCGAAGTCGTGAACACGCTGCAAGTTGGCGAGGCTGACAAGGATGATGCGTCGATCTATCCGACAGGCGTTGCCAGCAACCCGAAAGCACCAAAGCCAAGACCAAGCACGAGCGATGCCGGCTTGGGATTCTCTGACGGATACGGCGTGCTGACTGCAATACCCGGCAGCATCTTGCCGCCATTTGAACCAGAAGTCAGCATGCCAATATTCTCGGCAGGCTTTCTGCCCGATCCACCAGACCGGATTGTGCCGTTTGCCGGGCCAATGCTGTTGTTCGGTTTGGCTATGGTAAGACCACGAAAGAGGAAGCAATGACAGATATACACGAATCGCTCAAGCCCTTAGCCGTCAGCATTGACAGTCTGACGCCTGACCCGTCCAACGCACGCAAGCACGACAAGCGCAACATCGAAGCCATCAAAGCCAGCCTAGCCCGGTTCGGGCAGACCAAGCCCATCGTGCTGCACAGCAACGGCACGACCATCATCGCAGGCAACGGCACTTGGTACGCGGCAAAAGAACTTGGTTGGACTGAGATTGCCGCAGCCAAGACCAGCCTTGACACAGCAGAGGCCGTGGCGTACGGCATCGCAGACAACAAGACGGCTGAGTTGGCTGAGTGGGAAGATGACACGCTGCGAGATCTGATGGACGCTCTGCCGGATGACCTCAAACTTGCGACCGGCTTTGAAGGCGACGAGATTGCAGAGATGCTGCGGTTGCCATCTGACGAGGTTCATGAGGACGAAGTGCCGCCAACGCCAAAAGAGCCGACCACGCAACCGGGCGACTTGTGGCTGCTTGGCGATCATCGCGTGCTGTGCGGTGACTCAACCAACCCGGATGACATCGCCAAACTGATGCAAGGTGAGACGGCTGACATGATGTTCACAGATCCACCATACGGCGTGGACTATGACGGTGGATTCTTCAACAACGAAAAGCGTGACAAGTTGCAGGCTGATGACAGCACTGACATTTACTTTGCGTTCTTGCCGTTTGCTCTGTCAGTCGTTGACGGGCCGTGCTATATGTGGCTCTCAGACAGCAAATTAAGAGACGTATACAACGCGGTTCATGACAACGAATGCGAGGTTCACGCTTTGATTGTCTGGCACAAGACCAACGCAACATACGCGGCGATGAACGCACAATACAAACAACGCCACGAACCTTGCCTGTATTTCAAGCCAAAAGGCTCAACGCTCAGATGGTGCGGTGCAACAACGGAAGCAACGGTTTGGAATCAAGACCGTGATGGCATCAACGACTTCCACCCGACGCAGAAGCCTGTGGCTCTGGCGGCAAAGGCAATCGGCAACCATGACGCAACTATAATATTGGATGCGTTCCTCGGATCGGGCAGCACGCTGATTGCCGCTGACCAACTTGGCCGCAAGTGCTACGGCATGGAGTTAGAGCCAAAGTATTGCGATGTCATCGTGCAGCGATGGGAGAACCTGACCGGCATGAAGGCCGAGCGAGTACCAGCGGAGGTAGGCGATGCCAGCACCGTTGGATCTTGACCTTGAGCAAATGAAGAAACTTGCAGCGATGCAATGCACCTACGAGGAGATTGCTGCGTGGTTTGGTTGCTCGCGTTCGACGTTGTACGCCCGTGAGGACTACCGCGAACTGATCGAACGTGAACGGCTCAAGGCTCATGCGTCGATGCGTCGGAGCATGTTCCAATCTGCTTTGGAAGGCGACCGGCAGATGTTGATCTGGCTGAGCAAGCAGTACCTCGGCATGCGTGAGAAGACCGAACACAGCGGCGAAGGGCTGCGGCCTCTGACCATCGAGTTTGCCGAAGCCACGCCACCAGAGAAGCCAGCCGATGAAGTTTGACCTGCTGCCCGCACAACTTGACTTCATCAGAGCGCAAGAGCGTGAGGTGCTGTATTCAGGTGCGTTCGGTGCAGGAAAGACGCGGGCGTTGTGCATGAAGTTGGTTGCACGCTTGGTCGGCAGACCGGGCGCGCGTGAGGGCTTGGCACGCAAGCACCTTGTCAGCCTCAAAGCCACGACGCTTCGCACGCTGCTTGAACAAGACGGCAATCTACCGCCTGTCTTGCCGCGTGGCACATACGAACACAACAAGAGCGAGCGTGTGATTCGCTTGCTTGGTGGTGGCACGATCTACTACTTTGGCCTTGATGACTACGAAAAGATGGGATCGTTGAACTTGTCAGGCTGTGCGGTTGACGAGGCCGTTGAGTTAGTCGAGGGCGACTGGACGATGCTGCGTGGTCGCATCCGTCTTGAACTCGATGACCTTGCCATGCAGTTGTATGGAGCCTGCAACCCCGGTGCGCCGTCGCACTTTTTGGCGGTTCGCTTCGGGCTTGCCGGTGGACACCAAGCCGCACCAAACTGCCGGGCCATCCAGACCAGAAGCCCGGACAACTTCTTCTTGCCGCAAGCCTATCTGGAAGACTTGCAAAGCCTCGAAGGGGTGGCGTTTGAGCGATACGTTGAGGGCAAGTGGCGTGGTGGCGAGGGCTTGGTGTACGACCGCTTTGATCGGTCTGTGCATGTGCGGGAACGAACCGAAGAGTGGCGGCGAATTATCGTGGGCCAAGATGAAGGTTACACCAACCCGGCGGCACTTCTGGTTGTGGGCGAAGATGGCGACGGTCGATTGCACATCATCGAGGAGTTCTACAAGTCGCAGATGCTTGAGGTGGATGTGATCGCAACCGCCAAGGACATCGCCAGCCGGTACAAGATCGAGTCATTCGTGCTCGATCCGTCAGCCGCCAAACTGAAGGCAGCAATGCACCAGTCCAACCTTGATGTGGCATCGGCTGACAACACGGTGTTTCCGGGCATCCAGAAGGTGCAGCAGCGTCTTGCTCGTGCTGGCGACGGTCAGCCACGCTTGACAGTTGACCCGAATTGTGAGAATACTATCCGTGAGTTTGAGTCGTACGAGTGGCTTGGTGGCTCAAGTGGCTATAAAGATGCACCGAAGAAGGAGATGGATCACGCGATGGATGCGTTGCGATATGCCGTGGTTTACTTCGATGGCAGCCGTGTCGAGCCACGGGTGCGCGTAGCGGATAAGGCCGCAACTGGTGACAGGTTTGCCAACGATGAACGAATGTGGAGATCGCTCTAATGCTTGAAGGTTTCAAATCCGCTCTTGGGTTCAAGGCCAAGCAAGACCGCCTTGACTACGTCCGATCTACCATCAAGCCAGAAGCCACTTATGGCATGACAAAGTCAACGCAAGAGCAGGCTGCTGCTCTGCGTCTGATGACTGGGTACGTGTACGCGGCAGTGATGATGAACGCTCGCAGCATCGCCGCACAGCCCTTGCGCTTGTATGCGTCTGTCGAAGCACGCGGCACAAAGCAGTTTCCAACCAAGTCGGTGAGCAAAAGCGTGCAGCGGTATCTCAAGGGCGACGGCTCCATGCGTCCTGCCAAGTCCGCCATGCTTGGATCAAACACCGGCGGCGATGTGGTTGAAATCTTTGACCACCCGATCCTTGACCTGCTGAACAAGGTGTCACCGTTCTACGACGGGTACAACTTCAACATACTTCGCAAGACGTTCTTGCAGGTGACTGGCAACGAGTACCTGCACCCGATCATGGGGCCGATGGGCTACCCGGTCGAGATATGGGTGATGCCGTCGCAGTACGTCAAGATCAAGCCAACCCGTGACGAGCGGATGATTGAGGGCTACGAATACGGGCAACAGCCGAACAACGCCTTCTTTGCACCTGACGAAGTGCTGCACAATCGAACGCCTGACCCCAACGATCCGTTGTACGGTCGTGGCTGGGTTGCTGCTGCGTCTGACGCCGCTGGCTTGTTGCAGTCAATGGACGGGTACGAGAAGCACCTGTTCCAGAACCAAGCCCGACCTGATTGGGGCATCTTCCTCAAAGAGACACTGAACGAGACTCAGTGGAACCGCATGATTGCGTATCTCGATCAGAACCTTCGAGGCAACCACAACAGCGGTCGGCCTTACATCTTCGAGGGTGGATCAGACGCACGCCCGTTACAGTTCAGCCCGCGTGACCTGTCGTTCAGCGAAGGCGAGAACCGCAAAGTGGAAGTCATCGCTGCCGTGTCCGGCGTGCCTGTCACCTTGCTGAAGGCCAACGATCCAAACCTTGCATCGGCACAGGTTGGCTTTGCCTCGTACATGCGTGACACCATCCACCCGTATCTTGTGGCTGACGCTGAGTTCCTGAACCAGTCGTTGCTGCCGCTGTTTGGTGGACTGGCTGACGGTCTGTTCTTGGCCTACGACAACCCGGTGCAAGAAGACGAGCAACTGATATCGGGCATCATGCAATCGCAGGTTGCTTCTGGTATCCGCTCGATCAACGAAGCCCGCTCAGAACTCGGCCTTGATCCGGCGGAGGATGGCGACGAACTCCGCGTCAATGGCATTCCGCTTGACGTTCTTGGGCAGCCA